CGCATAATCTTTCGCAGAACCTTCAGCAATTGAACCTAATACTTCTTTGCGTCTTTCAGCTATTCTACTGATTAATAGCTCAAGCGTTGGGTCTATCATTTACTACTCCTTTGGTTGTTGTTGTTGATCCTTTATTACATTTTTGTTATCTACTTTGTGTTTATGTTCCATAAGTCTGTCAACAGCATTAATAGCTGTTTCTTTTTCTCTATGACTGTGGTCTTGTTTTTTAAACTCAGCTTCCATACCTAGACGAGCGCCTTGTATCATTTGGTCTCCTTCAAGTCTATTCTTATCTAGAGTTGTTTTAGATCCAACTTTAATACCTTCAAGTCTTTCATGAGATGCAAGTTTTTCTTTTTCAAGTTCAAGTTTAGCTTGATCAAGTTGAATATCTGCTTGAGTTTTTTGAGCTTTAATTTGTAAGTCTTGAGCTTTAAGTTGTAACTCTTGTTGTTGCATTTGAACAATCGGATCTTGCTGTTGTTGTTGCGCTTGTTGCTGTTGCATTTCTGCTTGATCTTTAGCTAGAAGTTTTTGTGCCGCTGCTGCAGTTAATCTAGATAATTCTAGTTCAACATCTTCCGGTAAATTTTCACCCGGTTTTGGTAGCTCTGCGCCTAATTGTTCTTCTAATTGTTTTCTATATTCAAACGCAATATGTTCGTTAATATGTGCTAATGCCGCAGCTTGCATTTGTTGAGCCATTGGGTTTTGACTCATCATTTGCATTAACTTAGGATCTTGCATAGCTGCCATATGAACTGATAAATGAGCCTGATGATCTTGGTAAATAAATGCTTTAGTAGGTTTACCATTAATAATATCCATATTTTCAGATACGGGATCTTTAGGTTTCTTGTCGTCCGCATTAGGAATTAGTTTGCCAATATTCTTAACACCTAATACTTCTAACATCTGACGATTCAATTCTACTTGATCATAGATTTGTGGGTTAGCTTGAGCCATCTGCATAACTGCTTGATACTGAACAACCTTTTGTGACATCGTTGCAGCATTTGGATCTGATACAGGAATAACTTCACAGCAATCATAATCTGATTGTTTAGCACGTCTATCACCAATTTCAGGTTCGTAGTTATATTCTGGTGGTGTGTAATCACGAATAATGCCAGCTAATAATTTAAACTCTTGCTTCATCGCGTAGTGAATACGAGCTTGTACAGCTGACATCACTTTTAATGTTCGCTCTAAAATTGCTAATGTAGTACCTACTGGAGAGTTGGCTGACATGTCAGATACTTTCATATCTGCTGCTGAAGCAAAGCGTCTACCTTCTTCAATGATTTGATTCATCAATTGGTTAAGAACTTGTGAAGGCTCTTTATACGGTAACGGTAAAATGTTGTCGCGGATAGCACCACTAGGCACATCTACATCACGCCATTCACCTGGTGCGATTGGTGTGTCATCGCCTTTAATACGAAGTCCTCTTGACTTCATACCACCTGGTAAGTTTGATAGGGTACCCGCGTCAACAAGTTGACGTAAGATCATAGTACCTGATTTGGCGAAAGCACCTATCAAATGGATTAAACCAAAGCAATAAAAGCCAAAGCCTGGTATATAGCCGTAGTGAACAAAGTGCTGACGTTTTAATTGTTTTTTGTCTTCGGGGTTCCAGTTACGTCTTATTGCTAAAATAGTAGCTGTACCTTTTTCAATAGTTACAATATAGGGTAACGCTATGTCATCTTCTGAGTCTCCATTTTCAAGATCCAAATTAACATGCATTTCTAAAATCTTATAACGATCATCTTCCGTTGGGTTGAAGCCCATCTTCTCTGCAATCTTTTTCTCTGCTTCGTCTGCTTCTGCATAAGGATCACCAAGATCAACATCGCGGTAGAATCCAGCAACTTGAAGTTTCTTTAATTCGTTCTTTGTCTTTCGCATGACGTGTGTGACACGTTCTGCTGTTTCTAAATTAGATGCGCCGTATGGAACTACGATATCCTCTGCAGGAACATACATAGATACTTGACGTTCAAACGATGGATCGTAATAAACTTTCTTGAACGCATTACCTGCTAAACCTAGTCCCCATAACATTCTTTCATGCTCAGGTCTATACTCAGGCATCATGTCAGTTAGTTGATAGTTCATATCATCTTTTACACGTTCTGCTGCGTCTTCTTTTTCTTTTGTTTGTTTACCTACGATTTGTGTTTTAACTGGACCCGCAGCTGGAAATGTTTCCATCATGGTTTCTGCTTGGAATTTCACAAGTGCTTCTGTCATTAATGGGTGATACACATTACATGCGCCTGCCCATGGTTCTGTTCGTTCTTCTACTTTTAATCCGAGTAGTTCTAATCCGTCTACATAAGTAGTTAGCCAATCTTTTCTTGAATTAACATCAGCTTCGTATTCACCAAGCAAGTCACCTGACAACTCAGTGAGTTGACCTTCATTCATTTCTTCTGCTAGGTTGACATTAAACTCATCATCAACTTCTTTTCCTGGAATAATAGTAATCTCCATGCTGCCATCATCTAGCGTGACAGAATCTGGATTCTCAATCTCAATACTTAACGCTTCCGTTTCTGGATTTTGCGGATCTTGATCTAATCCCATCGGAGCTTGGTATACACTTTTATCTACATTAACTGCCATAATTTATCCTTATACTAAATACAACTTATTTCTAGAACTTCTAAATCCTGGTATATCTTCAGGTTCATCACTTGGTAGACGTATAAAGCCGCCTTGTCTAAATCTCATCAATGCTAGTGTCGTGCTGTCAACCAAGTCATCATTCGCACCGCTAGGAAAATCATTACATTCTTCAATTACTTCATGAGCCCATCTATGATCTGGAGCCCACACTATACCACTTCTAAACAAGTCTGACACTGCATTCACTCGACTTATTTTATCTTGTCCTTTACCCGGGGTGAACTCGCCCACAGGAATACCCATGCGTCTAAACTCTTGATAGAGTGCAGCGCCGTTAGATTTCTTTTCCACTAAGAATGCGTCAGGTTCCCATTCTTTATACTCTTGTATACAAAGCTCTTTAAGCTCAGGAAACTCTAGTCGTTGCTTAATACTATTTAGTAGTATTATATTATAGTTATTGGTTTCTTCGTTAAAAAATACTCCCCAAATTGTTAGCGCATTATAGTCGGCTCTTGTATTCGCTTCCTGTGCAGCATCTAGAGACATAATGGTAAATTCACATTGAGGCGGAGTCTCTTCTTCCCATATCTTCCACCACTCTCTTTTAATTAAGGCACCCTCTTCTGACACTGGGTTTTGCATGTACTGAGAGTTCCAGTACCGTACATCTAACGCTGCCTTCTTACTCAGTAACTCTTCTAAACTCCAGAACTCTGACCACAACGGTTTTATCTCACCATGTTTGTCTTCTATGATCGCCGGAAACTCTACCACTTCCCAGTTATCTACTTCGTCATTCTTAACCATCTGGTTCACAATCTGACCTGTCAAGTCTAACTTAGACCACCGCGTCATCACTACAATAATCGCACCGCCAGGCATAAGACGTTGTAATGGACCAGACTGAAACCACTCCCAAGCAGGCAGAAAAACATCCGATCGTCCCAACTTGGCGTCCTGCTCGGAATGTGGATCATCAATGATAAACAAATCAGCCCCACGACCAGCGAGGGCACCACCAACACCAATAGCAAAGTATTCTCCATTAAAGTTTGTTCCCCATCTACTCGCTGACTTACTATCTGCTTGTAGTTCTACTTGAGGAAAAATGTCCTTATACGCATCACTACCCACCAAGTTACGGACACGACGCCCAAAATTAACTGCAAGATCAGCTGTGTGAGATGCCATAATAACTTTTTTGTGTGGATACTTACCCAGAAACCACGCTGGCGCCAAGTAAGAGATAAGCTCAGATTTCCCATGTCTTGGTGCAATATTGACGATAACGCGTTTCTTTTTTCCCGCAGCAATGTCTTCAAATATCTGTGACAGTTTTCTATGATGTGCTCCTACCATGTAGCCTGGGTAGACGTGGGCAATGAAATCTAAAAAGTTATCCTTGCCGTGTTCTTGTACCCAGTTCTTTTTAAATACTCTAATCTTCTCTAGTGTACTACGCTTCAGCTCCGGCGACATGGTCGGAACCGCTCTCATTAACTCTGCTACCATCGCTGGAGTTAACTTATCTTCTTTAATCTCCTGTTGTACTTCCATCTACCGCTTCTTGTACAATATCATCAAATGATTTTTCTTTTACCTCTTCTATCACAGGTTCTTCAACAAGCTCTGCATCTATGGTTTGTGGATCTGGTTTTATCAGCCCTTGCGCTTTAAACTCATTCAATAGTTTAATCAGTTCTTTCTCAACTTCATCGATGCTCTCAACCTTATTCAGCGCTTCTGTCTTTTTCTTGAATGCATCAACGCCGTCTACTTCTCCGATTGAACGAAGTGCTGTGATTTGTTCTTTGCGATTACTTTCTTCATCTTGTACGATCTCGACTAACTTATTAACCACGTATAACTTCAAATCAGCTAGGTCTTCTACGATCATATGGTTGTAGGTTCCCACCATGCCACCTAAGTAAGCCATGGTTTCATTTGCAAATATTGCAAACTCTTGCTTTTTCTTTGGATTTGTGACCATATCTGTCGCTATTTCTTCTGCGTCCAGCCTATGTTTTGCGTCTGGTGCAATTTCTTCGCCAGTTAAGTCACTTAATTCCTTAATAGTTGTAGCTCTGACCATAACTTCCGTCTCATTGGTCATACTTGGTAGTGCTTCGTGCGAATTTCGGGGTAAAGGAACGTTTTCTTCTATGTATGGAATAATAACCACATCGGAAGGTGAGTTATGTCCTTGATCTACTTGGATATTTTCTTGATTCATGTGTCGCTGTTACACCTTTTGAATTTAATTGCAGCTTTATTGTTGATTGTAACATAGTTTTTATTAAAACAAGGTAGAATATCTAAATGAAAACTACGTTGACTAAGAAGAATTTAGAGATACTATATAACATGGCTTGCCAGATGGCGCCTTTCAACAAACTTCCTATGCCTAAGTCAGACAAAGTTAAGTTCCGTGTCATTAAAAACCCTACTATATATGGCTGTTTTGACGAAGTTGACATGGCTATTGAAATAAGTTCTGGTTCTTGTGGTCACTTCATTACAATCTTCCAAACTCTCCTCCATGAAATGGTTCACTTAGCTCTTTATGTTCGAGGCGATGATGACTTTGATCAACACGGGGCTAAATTCATGCGTATTAAAGACGTTTACTCCGAGTTATATAACTTCGATCCTAAAGCCATTTGAATCAAATAACCCTAGAAAACTCTGCAATAGTAAAGATAAAAACTTTGTTATCCATAGAAGATGTCCAGGGTCTTAAACTAAGAATCTATGTATCCGGTGGTGGTTGTTCTGGTTTTCAATACGGATTTACATTTGATGACACCCAAAACGAAGATGATTTCTTAGTGGTTCAAGACGAAGTGTCTTTACTCGTAGATTTACATAGTATGCAATATCTGACCGGGTCAGTCATAAGTTATGATACTTCCTTAATGACTTCGGGCTTCAATATAAAAAACCCAGGGGCTACTAGCACTTGCGGATGTGGTTCTTCCTTCGCTGCCTAACTTTACATTTAACTTCCAGTAATTTTTTTATAGAAATTTTTTGATTGACCCTTTATTTTTCATAGGGGGTGGGTCTGAGATTTGGACTTTTTTGCAGATTGTTTGTGCAAGTCTAAGTGTAACATAGTCGCGCGGAGTCCCAACTTAGTTTTGGGGGGTCGGGGCGGGGTATACCTAGTAAAAACAGGGTTATAACCTAGTAAACTTAGGATTGCGCCGTGTTTACTTAGTTTTATTTAATAATCAACGATGTTACAAGGTTTATTCATGTATCACTCGAATGTAACGTAGCTATGACATTGTTTTAACTAAGTAATAACCCCGTGTTACAATGTTACAAGTAAAAACATAGTATGACCCTGTTAAAACTCGGTAAGAACTAAGTCGACGCGACCCCTCTTAGCGCAATGCAATGCTTACAAAAAACAACCCGCTCTACTTTTCAAAATAGCTGTAACATGTAACAAATGCACTTAATTAGTAATAACTAATAATAATAATAAAATATATTATATATATAAATCAAACACTTACAAGCTCGCCCGCTTTTCTTTTTACCCTGTTTTTTGTGTTTATATGTAAAGCGTAATATTGTAACACTTGTAACACGTTTAAAATCAATGACTTACATGATAAAACCCGCTAAGTTTACTAAAAACTTGTAACATTTTTAACGCGAACCCTTACTTTTTAAAACCCCGAACGTTTATCAGTTAGTAACATAATTTAAACTAAACAACGAAAGGCACTATTATGAAATCAAAACTTTTAAACATTCACCTAGCATTAATTCCGATCCTTGCTTTTTTCTTATCGGGCGCAATATTTGCAACCCATCGCGGTGAAGATTGGGTTTTATCTCTTTTCTTTTTAGCGATTGGTTTACTAAGTTTAAAACTATATATCCACGTTAAGACAAGTTAAAACCTAGTAATTTAATCAAGTATTCGGGGCGCTATTCGGCGCCCTTTGTTTTTACCCCCCGCGATATAAAACCCCCATAAAATTGTAATAAGTAAAAATAAAGTTTACATATTAGAAAAATGAGCGTATATTGAGCGATAACCCTGTAAACACGGGGTTTTTAAAATAAAACTATAAAAAGGGGTAAAAAAATGGAATGGAATAGTAAAAGATTAATAACCGATGATGACTATTTTAGCGAATGGTTTATTGAGAGGCATTTTGATGACTTAGTTAAGTTAGCTCAATTACAGGGCTTTAGTCATAGCAATGCCATATTTTTTGAATTACATAATATCTATTAAGGGGTAAAAACATGAATCAATTAAATAATGACATCGCACAAAATATAACCAATAGAATTTTAACTGAGTTAGAAAAGGGCGTGGCGCCGTGGGTGAAACCATGGAAGGCGGGCGAGGGTTTACCGTTTAATCCGGTCACTAAAAATATTTATAACGGCGTGAATTTTTTCTATTTAAGTTTAATACAATCTACAGGCGAATTCGGCGCTAGTAATGAATGGGTGACATATAAACAGGCTCAAAACCTAGGCGCGCAAGTTAGAAAAGGCGCTAAGGGGGTCAACGTGATATTTTATAAACCCCTTGAAATAAAAGATAAGATAACCGGCGACGCTAAAAAGATTCCAATGCTAAAAAGTTACACCGTTTTTAATAGGGACGCGGTCGACGGGTTACCCGAGCAAGTAAAAACAATTAAGCCCGAATTCGAGATTTTAGAATCATGCGAGCAATTCATTATTAATACACGGGCAACGATAAAACACGGCGGGGGGCGCGCTTGCTATATACCGTCACTCGATCAAATAAACCTACCCGAAAAAGAATCATTCAATACTAGCGCGGATTATTACGCGACGGCTTATCACGAATTAATTCATTATACCGGCAACGAAAAACGCCTAGCACGCTTAAAAAATGATTCGTTCGGCTCTGAGGGCTATGCCTTTGAGGAATTAATAGCCGAACTAGGCGCCTCTATGCTATGCGCATATAACGGGATTAATGCTCAGTTACAGCACGCGAGCTATATTGATTCGTGGATTAAAGCGCTAAGGGGTGACAAAAAATTCATAATAAGCGCAAGCGCTAAGGCTCAAAAAGCCGTTAACTATTTATTAAACGTTGAGGGGGTTGACCATGAATAATAATTATTTAATATTTAAAGCGGTATTTCAATCAATGCAATTTAAAAACAGTAAACAAAAAGGGGGGGTTTAATTATGTTATATGAATTTTATTTTGAAGGTAAAAAACCTAGCAAGGCGCAAGTTAAAAAATGCGCAATTGAGGCGATCAAAGAGGGTTACCCATTAATAGAAATATCATGGGGCGAAAATATGATTAACCTAGAAAATAACATTGGATATATTACAGGGCGAGGCTGGATTAAGAATATCGGGGGCGACGACCTCGCCAACGAATTAAACGAAAATGGGGGGGCTTTATAATGAATTTTTGGAAGGTTAAAACGTTTAAAACAATTGAGGCAATGAATCAATGGCTAGAAAAAAATCATGGGTTTATTCAATTTAATGAAATTTATATAAACAATTTATACGGGGTTGAATACCGTAAACTTAAAACAATTTATTAAGGGGTTTAATCATGGGTCAATATCATAAAGTATATAACATAGATAAAAAAGTTATGATCAACGCGCACGGCATAAACAACGGTTTAAAACTAGTCGAGCAAATAGGGCATGATCATTCAACGTCGACGGCGCTTTTTCTTTTACTTGCGAATAGTAACGGGCGAGGCGGGGGCGACGTGGACGAGCATTATTTGATCGGGTCATGGGCGGGCGATCGCATAGTTATACAAGGCGACTACGCGGAAGAGGGCGACAAAGCTTTTATATCGGATCGGGAAATTGAGGGCTATTTAGATATAAGCGAGGCGGTCAACGATATGTTAAATAAAACTATGGGGGTAACGGCATGAAAGCAAATAAAACCAATCTAAGAAAATTAAACCCGCTTAATTTAAGCGATCTACACCAAAAATTATTCATGCAAGGGGTTATTAAATTCGAGGATTCAACGCCTAGCGAATGGGTAAACTTATTTAATAATAAGTATGAATATATAAACGACAAAAAAAAGATTCGTGATATTTTAAGAATTGATTTAAAAGAAGAGCCGATGTTTATACCCGAGTTTTTAAGAATTGAAAGGGGCGACCATGTATAAATTATTAAGCGTTGACGCGGATATTAAAACAATTAAGGGGCGTAAAATTGGATTCTTAACGGGTATTTTATACCTTGCCCCCTATACATTAAGCGGGGTGAATCTTTGCCCCTTTGCTAAGGTCGCCGAGTGTCACGTCGCCTGTCTTAATACGGCGGGGCGCGGTAATTTTAACAATGTTAAAAGCGCGAGGTTGAGGCGTGCTAAACTATTCAACGATAACAGGGGCGAATTCTTTGCGCAATTGATCGAGGATATTCACAAGTTAAAACGACAAGCTAAAAAACAAAATTTACAGGCGGTTGTTAGATTAAACGGGACGAGTGACATTGAATGGGAAAATATAAAAGTAACCGGCGACTATACCATTTTTAATTTATTTCCCGATCTACAATTTTATGACTATACTAAAAACCCGAACCGGAAAAACTTGCCGGCGAACTATGATCTTACTTTTTCATATAGCGGGGTTAAATCATTCATTAAGTTTAATAGGCAAGCGCTTAAAAATAACATGCGCGTGGCGACGGTGTTTAAAATTATGCCGGCTCAATTCGAAGGGCGCGAGGTTATCAACGGCGACGATCACGACGCTAGATTCATAGAGGATAAGAATATAATTGTAGGATTGAAAGCTAAGGGCAAGGCGCGACAAGACAAAACGGGCTTTGTGATCGCTTAGTATGATTGAGTTTTTTAAATTAGTTTACCCTGTCACTTAGTGACATCTCAAGGGCATGGATTAAAACCCCATGCCCTCTTTTTTTATTTGGAAGACGAGGGCGAACTAAATTTGAAACCAGTGGTTAAAGAAGGCGGGCGAGGGAGGGTCGCAGTCGAGCGGAGTTATAACCTAGAGGGAAGGCGAGGGCATGACTTAGCGCTTATCAAAACCCCCATAAAATTAATTAGTAAATAATACTTGACATGATAAAAACGCGGGCGTATATTGGTTAACACAGTAAACATAAAGGGAGGTTGAGAATGAAAAAGTTTAGTGAAGATTTAGAAATAGTATTAACTATGCAAGACAAAGAATTAAATGAATGGAACGTAGAAGAATATACAGAAATAGAAGACGAGGCGTTCACTCGATGGAAATTATTTACTTTCTTTTTACTTGATGCTGATAGCGAAACGAGGCTAGTATGAAAACACTATCAGAAAAAGAACTAGATTTTTTATATTGGACATTGGTGGACTATTGTGAAACCAACATACCTCAAGAACTACCCGAATGCGCAAACATCAATCGCATCTTTAAAAAGATTGTGAAACTAAACGACAAAATCAAGGAGGTAGCATGAACCTATTCAACGAAATAGAACGAGTGACCCAGCAATACAAGATAAACCCTAGAGTTTATAAACTCTTTTTAAAGCTATCAGAAGAAGAGCGCACGAACTTTTTAAAAGACTTATTAAAGATATCGGAGGAACAAAATGAAAAAGTTTAAAGTAATCGCAACGGAAGAAGTATGGTATGAAAAAATTGTTGAGGCTGAGAATAAAGACAAGGCATACGAGATATTTGCAGAGACGGCAGACAATGAAGACATAGTAGAAGGACATGGGTTCGAAGTGACGGAAATTATTATGTTAAAGGAGGGCGAAGAAGATGATGAGTAAATTATATGGTGACGAGTATGCAAAGGTAGTATGGAGGGCAGAAGATGTTCAAGCATTAAAAAAAGATTGGTCACTCCCAAGATGTGAAGAGTGGTTAGAAGGTAATGAAAGACATATATCCGACAGACTTATAGAG